GGACTTGCAGGAATGTTGGGCGAATGAACAATTTAAACTCTATACTAGATTACTTGAAAGTATTTAATAATATAAATAAGCGCCCGGCTTATGAACCACGATCCATGGTCCAAGAACCACGGAACATGGCTCACGGTGGACGGATCATTGGTAAACCAGGTGGCTTAGTTGAACCTGGGGTTGAGTATTATGGTAAATATGTAAAAACAGGCTATCCGGTTTCTAAATGGAAAGATCTTCCTAAAAAAGATCCAGAATTTAAAAAATGGTTAAAAGACAATAAGATTACAGATTTTGACACTTCTACTGCAAGAACAGATATTGTTAAAAAATATCAAAGAGCAAACACGAAAAAGAATTATATAACGGCCGGAGATTTATCTACCATGTTATCAGAAGCAGGAAGTCCTTACCGACCTAACGGTTTAAGAGATCAGTTTGCTTTTGCTAAACGTAAATTAGGAAAAGACCCGGCAATAAATGCCAAAATTAAAAAATCTAAAAAAATTGTTAAGATAATTAATGATTCTTTAGGAAATCAATTTTCTCTAAGCGACGTTAGAAAAGGGCACTCTGTTTTAGAAGGATTACCAATACATTATTCTGATGAGAGTCGATATTTTAAAAAAGGAAAAGACTTCAATAAACAATTAAAAACAATAGTTGAAGGTCTTACTAAAGAATATGACGCAACTGGTTTAAGAACTAATACAATCGATAATATTTTTAATCTTTATAAAGATAAAAAATTTATGAGAGAGCTTAAGAATTATAAAGGTGGAAAGGTTGATCCTAAGTCTTATTTATTTAAAAGAGCATTTGCCAATAATGAATCTGGGTATGCTTTTATGCAATTAGGAAGAGTTATGAAAGGTGAATTGGAATTAGAGGGTATTACTTCTAATAAACATCAAGGAAACAAAATTATTAAATCAATGGTGTTTGATGCGAAAGGAAAAAAGTATGGCCCTATGTGGACTGCCTCTTATAACTACGCTAAATTACAACTCTCACCTTATATGAAAACTAAAAATAGTTATGCTAGTTTAACAGGAACTATTAAAAAAGCTTTTAGAGAAGCAGGTGTTATAGCTAAGGATATTGATGAAATTTTTCCACTTCGAACAGGGACATTTACTTTAAAAAAAGGATCAGATGCTTATAGTAATTTTATTCAAGTTATAGATTCAAAAATTAATCAGGGGGTTAAAGTTCAATTTGATAAAATTGCTTCTGGTACATCTCAAAGTATTATTAAAGAATTAGATGCTGCTAAAAAACCGGGCGGCACAGGGGATTATTCTAAAGTTGAAAACTTAGTAGCGGGACACAATGATAGGATAGAAAAATTTTATACTGATAATCCTAAAGCTAAAAATGTAAAATTACAAGAATTTCCTTGGGATTCAAAAAATAAAAGATTTTTAAAACCAAAAGAAGTTTTTGAATCTCAATACAAAGGTTCTTACAAAACAATCCCTTCAGAAATAAGAGCAGGAATGGAAAAATTTCATGGTGAAACAGGATTAAGTATTAATCCAGGAACTAGAACTACCATAGAAAAATCTGCTTCAGATGTTAAAGCTTTAACACAAGGAAAAGCATGGAATACAGCTATTAAAAGTTCTAAAACTAAAATGTTAGCTAAAACTTTAGAACTTGCAGGAATAGACATCTGTAGTTCTCAATTAGCAAAAGCTGGTGGTGGAAGAATTGGATTTGCTGAAAAAGTATGTGGAATGAAATATCTTGAACAGAACGAAGATGCTTTTATGAAACAAGCTGCTAATCATAAAAAAGCAGCAGATATGTTTAAATCAGGAACAATAAAACCTTTTTTAATGAAAGCAAAGAACTGGGCGAAAAGTAATATGGGCCCTACAGGCTGGATTGGCGGAGAACTTTTAGTTGTAGGTCTTGGTGCAGCATGGGATATGTCCCAAGGTAAAGGTTGGAAAGAAGCTGTGGATAATTGGACAGGTTTAGGAGGACATTTTGGTCAAGCAGAAGCGAGACTTAAAGAGATTGGTCTAGAGCAAGGATATAATGAAGAAGAAATTAATGAGGCTATGAAAATTGGACAATTAATAGATTTGAGTACTGAAGCAGAAGAAAAACAATCGCAATTAAACCAAGTTCAAGAACAACAAGATATTGGAGGAACGGCTAGAGTAAAATATAGTCCTAATTTAGTAGGAACTTATAAACCCATACAAGGTAAGTATCAAGATCCAAAAAGAATAAGAGATTTAAAAACAGATACACCAAAATTATGGGAAAAAGGAGATGAGCTTTATGAATCTTTAAAAGATTATAATTCTTCAGTAGGTCTTTATTCTGAAATGAATGAGAGAAAAAAAAGAGAGGAATATGATGAAATGATGAAATTAAGAAGTAAGCCTCGTAATTATTCACAACAGTTTGACGTTTCCTCTCTGGATGCACCAGAATATAAACCATGGGACCCTTATAAAGGAGCGGAAGGCGGCATAGCCAGTTTGAGGAAAAAGAAATGGTAAAAGAAAATCCAACACTTGTAAAAAACATGAAACATGTTAAATGGAAAGAGATTCCACCGTTGAGAGGACCAAATTCTCAGGGGTTGATTAAAGATAAAAAACAAGATAAACCAATACAGGAGAAAAAATATGGCAGATATTGATAAAGGTCTCCCGAACGTTAAACGACCTGACGAAGAAGTTGCAGAGATCGTTAACTTACAGGAAGAGACACCTAAAGGACCAGTAGAAATTACAGAAGATGAGATGGGAGCAACTATAGATTTTGATCCTAATCGAGTAGATATACCAGATGGTGGAGATCCTTTTGCAAATCTAAATGATTTACTCCCTGAAGACATAACAGACAAAATTGGAAATCAATTACAAAACGATTACAGAGAATATAAAACTTCCCGTGCAGATTGGGAAAGAGCTTACATTGTTGGTTTAGATTTGTTAGGATTTAAATACGATAATAGAACTCAACCTTTCCAAGGAGCATCTGGTGCAACTCACCCAGTTTTAGCTGAAGCAGTCACTCAGTTTCAAGCTCTAGCTTATAAAGAATTATTACCAGCTGATGGACCTGTAAGAACCATGGTCATGGGAGCAAGTAACCCGATGAAAGAGCAACAGTCTCAAAGAGTTAAAAATTTCATGAATTACCAATTGATGGATCAGATGAAAGAATACGAACCTGAGTTTGACCAAATGTTATTTTATTTACCCTTATCAGGTTCTACATTTAAAAAAGTTTATTACGACGATTTACTGGGACGAGCTGTTTCAAAGTTTGTTCCTGCAGATGACCTTGTTGTTCCGTACACGGCTACTTCATTAGACGATGCGGAAGCAGTCATCCATGTATTAAAAATTTCCGAAAATGACTTGCGTAAGCAACAAGTCGCAGGATTTTATTCAGATATTGAACTCACTAAACCTCAAGGTACAATTACCAATGAGTTAAAAGAAAAAGAGAGAGAAGTAGAAGGAGTTACAAAATCCCAAAGAGTCGAACCTATGTATACAGTTCTAGAATGCCACGTTAATCTAGATCTAGAAGGATTCGAAGATGTTGGTCCCGACGGAGAACCAACCGGAATAAAATTACCTTACATCGTAACAATCGAAGAAGGTAGTAGGAAAGTTTTGTCTATTAGACGAAACTTTGCGCCCAATGATCCCAAGAAAATAAAAATCCAATATTTTGTCCATTTCAAATTTCTGCCTGGACTAGGATTTTATGGCCTTGGACTCATTCACATGATTGGCGGTTTGAGTCGTACTGCAACTGCGGCTCTCCGTCAGTTACTAGATGCTGGAACTTTATCAAACTTACCAGCCGGATTTAAACAAAGAGGTGTCAGAGTAAAAGATGATGCCGCTAACATACAACCTGGAGAATTCAAAGATGTTGACACTCCGGGTGGTAATCTAAAAGATGCTTTCGTATTTTTACCTTACAAAGAACCATCACAAACATTATTACAGTTGATGGGAATTGTAGTTCAAGCAGGACAAAGATTCGCGTCCATTGCTGACATGCAAGTCGGGGACGGGAATCAACAGGCCGCTGTTGGTACGACTGTCGCTCTTTTAGAACGTGGTTCAAGAGTAATGTCAGCAATCCATAAAAGACTTTATGTAGGTCTTAAACAAGAATTTAAATTACTAGCGAAAGTATTTTCTACGTATTTACCACCTGAATATCCTTATGATGTAGTAGGGGCAGCGAGAAATATTAAAGTAACGGATTTTGATGACAAGGTAGATATTCTACCTGTGGCTGATCCAAATATATTTTCTATGTCTCAAAGAATTTCAATGGCACAAACACAATTACAATTAGCTCAATCAAATCCACAAATGCATAATATGTATATGGCATATAGAAATATGTACTCAGCTATTGGAGTTAAAGATATTGATAGAATTTTACCTCCTCCACCACCGAACCAACCTAAAGATCCGGCGATCGAGCACATTGATGCATTGGGACAGAAACCTTTTCAGGCGTTTCCTGGTCAAGATCATAGAGCTCATGTAACCGCTCACTTATTTTTTATGGCAACTAACTTTGTTAGAAATAATCCAAGTATTACAGCTGCATTAGAGAAAAATGTATTGGAGCACATTTCTTTAATGGCTCAGGAACAGGTTCAACTTGAATTCCAACAAGAAATGCAAATGTTGCCACAACTACAGCAACAGGCTACTCAGAATCCTCAAGCTCAACAACAGTTTCAACAAATCTCTCAAAAGATAGAAGCTAGAAAAGCTGTATTGATTGCAGACATGACTGAAGAGTTTATGAAGGAAGAAAAAACAATTACTTCTCAGTTTGATCATGATCCATTACTTAAATTAAAACAAAGAGAAGTGGATCTTAAAGCTATGGACGAAGAACGTAAGATCAAAGAAGATGAGGCTAGAATCAATTTAGATAAAACTAAATTTTTAAAAGGTCAGCAAATTGCTGAAGAAAAACTAGAACAAAACGAAGAGTTAGCTCATTTAAGAGCAGATACATCAATTGAGAAATCATTGATATCTGCTGATGTTAAACTAACTTCAGATCAAATGAAGGCTAGAGACGTAAATGTCTTGAAAGGGCCTAGAAGATAGTATACTAACAATTAGGAGAAAAATATGAAAATAACAAGACCAGTCGGAGTAAAAAAAGATGGTTACGCTAGTGGCGGAGTTGATGTAAAAATTCCTTCTCAGAATATTCATTTAGATCCAAGATCTAAATCGAGTATTAGAGGAAAAAGTTATATCGCTCAAGGAGACACTGTAACTGTTAAAGGTACGAAGACTAGAAAACCTGTAAAAGCTACTTGGTTCTAGTATGTGGTTTGGAGCAATAAAATTAGCTCTTAACGCTGGAACTCACATTTACAAAAAGCGTCAAGAGACAAAGATGGCCATGGCTGATGCACAGCATATGCATGCGTCTAAGATGGCCCGAGGTGAGGAAGCTTACCAAGGCAAACTTTTAGAATCCCGAGACTCAGATTATAAAGACGAGGTCGTTTTAGCGATTCTCACACTGCCAATTTTGGTGCTTGCCTGGGGAGTCTGGTCAGACGATCCGGCGGCCATGGACAAGATAAATCTTTTCTTCGAGCATTTTAAAGCTCTTCCCAGTTGGTTTACAAATCTCTGGATTCTTGTATGCGCGAGCATATTTGGTATAAAGGGCACACAAATATTTCGTGGTGGTAAGAAATAAGAAAGGAGGAAAAAATGAGTATAAACGGAAAAGTTAAATGGTTTAATTCAACTAAAGGTTATGGTTTCATTGCAAGAGAAGACAAAGAAAAAGATGTTTTTGTACATAGTTCAGCAGCTAGAGCCGCAAACTTAAACTTAAATGAAGGCGATGCGCTGACATTTGAAGTTGAAGAAGGTGAAAAAGGACCTTCAGCAGTTAATTTACAGCTGGCATAAACGACAAAAATAAACTAGACATAGGCGCTTAAAATCAATATAAATAGTTAAGGAGAAAATTATGAGAAATGATTTCGGATCAAGACCCTACAAAGTAAGATTCCCATACAAGAAGGCTGAAAAAAAACAGACTTCTAATGATAGACTAGATGAATCTTTAGGTGAACGAGATGGCGCTGAGTCTACAAAAACTCAAAGCCTTACATCTAGAAGAGATGAATCTAAAGGCGCATCAAAAGCTTAAGGAGAATTTATGGCGATTACTAAAATTCCTAAACTTGGAAAGGCCGTCTCGGCTTGGTTTAGAAATAGAGCCTCTAAAAAATTATTTAAGGAAGCTTCAGGAGGCATGCAACATCCTGTTATTAAATCTGTTAAACCAAAACCTACTAAAGGTGAATCTACAAAAGTTTGGGGTGACAAGCTTAGTCGAAGTTTTAAAAAAAAATTAGACGACTCAACTGAAGGTATGGATAAAGTTTTAATAAGCGCCAACAAAATTCTTCAAAAAGTTAAAGGTGAAAAGATTACTAAATCAGGAATTTCCAAAGGAAAAGATTTAAAAAAATAATGAGCAAGTGGACTAGAGCAAACCCGTTAGCAGCAGTATCAGGATATAGTGTTCCTCAAGGACATTTTGCGAATGGTTATACTAATGGTGGCGATAGAGTTGCTATGAAAGATGGTGGCTGGATGCAAGACGTAAATAAATCAATTAAAAAACGTGGAACTAAAGGCAAGTGTACACCGATTACAAAAAAAGGTTGCACTGGACGAGCTAAAGCGTTAGCAATGACGTTTAAGAAAATGGCTAAGAAAAGAGGATAATTATGGCTGAGTGGATTACTAAAAGACCTAAAAAAATGGTAGATAAAAAGACAACAGCAAAGTGGCTTGATAAAAAACCTAAAAAAATGGTAGATAAAAAGACAACAGCAAAGTGGATTGAGAAAAAACCTAAAAAAATGGTAGACAAAGAAACAACCGCAAAATGGATTACTAAAAAACCTACAAAATGGATTACGAAAAAAGAAAGACCTTTAAAAGATAAACTTAGAAGCGCAAGCATTGAAGGCTTTATAGAATCTACAAAAGATACAGTTCATCCATTAAAAGGAGATAGGGTTGCGGGTAGAGGAGAAAAAAAATTAACAGTTAAAACTAATCCTAAAACTTCTAAATCAACCTACACTCTTTCAAATAGAGGAACTACAGGAACTAATTGGAGAGCAGGTAAAGATAGAATAGATAAATGGGTTAAAAGTGGAGATGCGGAAAAAAATTATAAAAAAACAGGAAAATTATTCACTAACTATTCTGGTAAATGAAGA